TATAGAGACATAGAATTAGGGGAACCTGCAGACACAGAATCTGATTTAGATAGAAAAGAAAGAGAGTTAGAAGGAATACAAAAAACTCAAAACGAAGACGTTTATAATATTTTAGAATGTCATATAGATTTAGATCTAGAAGGTTTTGAAGATAGGGATGCAGCAGGTGAAGAAACTGGAATTAAACTTCCTTACATTGTAACGATTGAAGAAGCCACTCGTGAAGTTTTAAGTATCAGAAGAAACTTTGAACCTAATGATCCGTTAAAGAAAAAAATTTCTTATTTTGTACATTTTAAATTTTTACCAGGCTTAGGATTTTATGGCTTTGGTTTAATTCATATGATTGGTGGATTGTCACGTACTGCAACTGCAGCACTTAGATCGTTATTGGATGCAGGAACTTTATCCAACTTACCCGCAGGATTTAAAATGCGAGGAATTAGAATTAGAGACGACGCGCAAGCGATTGCTCCAGGTGAATTTAGAGATGTAGATGCTCCCGGTGGAAATATAAAAGATGCTTTTATGGCACTTCCATTTAAGGAACCTTCTCAGACTCTATTGCAGTTAATGGGGGTCGTAGTATCGGCTGGACAGCGATTCGCGTCTATTGCCGATCTTCAAGTAGGTGATGGGAACCAGCAAGCCGCAGTGGGTACGACCGTAGCGCTTCTGGAGAGAGGGTCAAGAACAATGTCCGCGATTCATAAAAGAATTTATGTGAGTCTTAAACATGAGTTCAAAATGTTAGGTAGAATATTTAAAACATATTTACCTGCAGAATATCCTTATGATGTAGTAGGAGGAACTAGACAAATCAAACAACAAGACTTTGATGATAAGATAGATATCTTACCTATAGCAGATCCTAATATTTTTTCTCAGTCTCAAAGAATATCAATTGCTCAAGCTGAATTACAACTAGCACAATCAAATCCGCAGATGCATAACATGTATAATGCGTATCGTGCAATGTACGAAGCACTGGGTGTAAAAAATATTGATACTATTTTAGTTCAACCTCAAAAACCGACACCGATGGATCCTGCTGTAGAAGCAATTCAATCGTTGGGAGGAAAACCTTTCCAAGCTTTTAAAGGACAAGACCATAGAGCTCACATTACTGCTCATTTAAATTTTATGTCTTCTTCAATGGCTAGAGGAAATCCAATGGTAACAGCTTCAATGCAGAAAAATATCTTTGAACACATTAGTTTGATGGCGTTAGAGCAAGTTGAAGTAGAATTTAAAGATCAAATTATGCAAATGCAAATGATTCAACAACAAATGCAACAAAATCCACAGATGCAACAAGACCCAATGATCCAACAACAGATCATGGGCCTAACAATGCAGATAGAAGCTAGAAAAGCTGTGTTGATTGCAGAGATGTTTGAAGATTTTGCTAAAGAAGAGCAAGAAATGTTAGGTGAATATGCAAATGATCCAATTGCTAAACTAAAAGCAAGAGAATTAGACATCAGAGCTAAGGATGATTTTGTATCAGCACAACAAGCTCAAGAAAAAATCAATCTTGATAAGATGAAAGCTATGATGAACCAACAAAACAAGGATGAAAAGTTGGCACAGAACGAAGATTTAGCAGAATTACGTGCTGCAACGTCTATCGCTAAACAAGAACTAGCTAATCGAAGTAAAATGAACGATTTTGGTAGAAATTTTAAAAAAAAGTAAGTATAAACACATTAAGGAGAAAATATGGCAGATTTAAAAAATAAACTTTCTTATGGTAGCAAAGGAACAGTTTCAAGTTGTGACGCTAATGGGGGTGTAGAGATTACAACTCCAGAAGTTAGAACTGAAACAGATCCGAGATCTACTATTCTTACTAACCAAGACAGAGTGTTCAACAAAATAGGTGTTGGGGATCAGGTTGAAGTTAGAGGAACTAAAAGAATGTTAAAATCAAAAAGCAAAAAAGCTACTTGGTACTAACATGTGGTTATCGGCAATTAAATTAGCCGTCTCTGCAGGTAGTAAAATTTACGCTAACAAGCAGAGAACTAAAATGGCTATGTCAGATGCACAATTGATGCATGCTACTAAAATGGCTCAAGGTGAAGAAGCTTACCAGGGAAAATTACTAGAATCAAGAAATTCGGATTGGAAGGACGAATTTATTTTGCTTTTGCTCTCTGTCCCGATCGTAATGCTGGGATGGTCAGTATGGTCAGATAATCCTGTACATATGGAAAAAATGGAACTATTCTTTTTCCACTTTGGAAATTTACCATTTTGGTACCAAACAATTTTTGTTGGTGTCATCGCGAGCGTCTATGGACTTAAAGCGACAGATCTGATAAAAAGAAAATAACTTAGGAGAAAATACTATGAGACAAAACGGACAAAGATCAAACGTAAGGTTTATGAAAACAGGTGGAAGAGTTAATAAAAAACACGGCTCTAAAATAAATGACTTTGAAGAATTAGGCAGAGTAGATTCAGAAAAAGCTTACACTTCAAAAGGTAAGAAAAATTTAACAGCTGAAAAAAAAAGAATCGTTAAAAAACTTAACGCTTAATCAGAGAGTATAAAATATAATGGCTAAAGCAAAAGGCCTTTGGGCCAACATCAACGCTCGTAAAAAGAAAAAGATTTCAAGAAGTAAAGAAGATTCTACAATCTCAGCTAAAGCGTATAAAAATATGAAAGCTGGTTTTCCTAAAAAGAAAAATAAAACAACAGCGTAATGAAAATGCCTAACACAAAATATACAGGCAGTTTTATAAAAGGTGGTCCCGGAGAAAATCAAAGCTATAAAAAATATTATGGTAAGATGCTTACTGGTTTTAAAGAAGGTGGCTCAACAGAAAAGAAATTAACTTCTGCACAAAAATACAACCAGCTTAAAAAACAAACTGAATCTGCTGGTATGAAAGTTAAAGAAATAAATGGTAAAATTGTTGTTACCAGAAAAAGGAAAAAATAATGGCTACCGCAGCTTGGACTAGAAAAGAAGGTAAATCTAAATCAGGTGGACTAAATAAAAAAGGTGTAGCATCTTATAGAGCAGCTAATCCTGGATCAAAACTTAAAACAGCGGTTACCACTAAACCCTCAAAATTAAAAGCAGGTTCTAAAGATGCCAAACGTAGAGCTTCGTTCTGTGCGCGTATGACCGGAATGCGAAAAAGACAAAAACCTAGTAACAATACTGGCGATGATAGATTATCTAAATCATTAAGGAAATGGAATTGCTAGTGATAGATAGATTCTTTTATAAATTTTTTGGAGTTATAGATAATTTTTTCGAGTGGTTGACAACTCCTAGGTGCAAATGTAAGGTTAAGAAAAAGAAAAATGAGAGACACTAAAGCGATAGAGAGTTTTTTAAAAGAGAAGTATAAAAAAATTACTGAAATGAGTTTGTTTAGACACTTGAAAAAAGAAGTTGAAACAGGTGCTAATGGTACTCAAGATTATGTAATAAAAAAAGGTGAAAATAAGGATAAAATAGCAAAGAAATAAAAAGGTAAATATGGACGATTTAGTATTAATTCAAAAGATTCAAAAGATTTTAAAAGACAACTACAATCAAGTAGCCAATGTTATGGTTAGTGGAGGTGTTGACAGTATGGACAAATATAAGTATATGTTAGGACAAGCGCAAGCTTACACATTTATTTCAGGGGAAATATCCAACCTGCTAAACAAAGGAGCAAAGAATGGTACAGAAGACAGAGAAGGAACCGTCATCAATCTTGATGGAAAAAACAGAAATCCCAAAGCTTAAAAACGCTTTAGCGGAAAAATATGAAAAGTTAAATGACGATCAACATCAAAAAGAAGTTGATAGTTATGAACGTTTAAAAACAAAAGAAACAAATAAATTACCTCAACCCACTGGCTGGAGACTTGTAGTTCTTCCTTTTAAAATGAAGGAAAAAACTAAAGGTGGAATTTTTCTTGGACAAGATACACTAGAGAGACAACAAGTAGGATCTAATTGCGGTTTAGTTCTAGCAATGGGACCTCATTGTTACGATAAAGATAAATTTCCAGAAGGTCCTTGGTGCAAAAAAGGCGAATGGGTAATCTTTGCAAAATATGCAGGGTCACGAATTCAAATTGACGGGGGTGAAGTAAGATTGCTAAATGATGATGAAGTTTTAGCAAAGATAGATAACCCTGAAGATATACTTCATCAATATTAACAATCATAGAAGGAGATAACTATGCAAGAAAATAACATTGACATCGATACTTCTGGACCAGGAGCTGAAGTCACTTTGGATGAACCCAAAGAAGCTTTAACAGAAAGTTCAACACAGGAGATAAGCGATGACAAAAACAAAGAAGAAGGTGTTAAGTACGATAATGAGTCCAATGACTCAAATGAGAAATCTGATGAGCAGTTGGATGTTCGAACTGACGAGAACCCTAAAGACGAAAATACAGAACAAAAGAAAGAATTAGAAGAATACTCTGATGGAGTAAAAAGAAGAATAGCTAAATTAACTAAAAAAATGCGTGAAGCAGAAAGACGTGAAGAAGCGGCAACTGTTTACGCAAAAAGTGTTTTAGCTGAAAAAGATCATCTTAGTTCTAGACTTACAAAATTAGATACAGGATTTGTATCTGAAAAAGAAGGTAGAATTAAATCAGGTATGGAAGCGGCTGTTTCTAAACTAGCTAAAGCTAGAGAAGACGGAGATCTTAAAGCTGAAGTTGCTGCGACTGCAGAAATTTCTAGATTAGGTTATGAAGAAGCTAGACTTGCTGATCTTAAATCCAGACAAGCTGATCAAAAGGCGGATCAAGCGGTTCAAATGGAAAGACAGCAACAATACCAACCTGTTGAAGAACCAAGAAGAGTAGATAGTAGAGCCAGAGATTGGGCTCAAAAAAACGCTACTTGGTTTAATAGGGACCCTATTATGACTGAAGGGGCCAAGGTAATACATAGACAATTGACTGAAATTGAGGGATATGATCCTAATACGGATGCCGATGAGTATTATGCGGAAGTAGACCGAAGAATAAGGGTTGAATTCCCCCACAAGTTTGATATAGTTTCAGACTCGACCAACAAACCTACTCAAACTGTTGCTTCGCCAACGCGTAGTAGTAAAACATCAGGTCGCAAAATTGTGAGACTTTCACCATCACAAGTAGCAATTGCTAGAAAATTAGGTGTGTCACTAAAAGACTATGCGGAACAATTACAATTAAAAATCACGGAAGGAGTATAAGCATATGGACAACGAAAACAATAAAACTTCACGTGCGAGTCAGACTAGAGAAAAAACATCTCGACCAAAAGTCTGGTCTCCACCATCTTTATTAGATGCACCCCCTGCACCAGCAGGTTTTGTACATAGATGGCTGAGAGCTGAATCAATGGGATTCGACGATTCTAAAAACGTACAAGGTCGTATTAGATCTGGTTACGAATTAGTAAGAGCCGATGAATATAATGAAACAGACTATTCAGTTGTGCAAGACGGTAAATACAAGGGAGTGATCGGTCAAGGTGGCCTAGTGCTCGCTAGAGTACCCGAAGAGATCGCAAGACAATACGCCGAATACTATCGTAAACAGGCGCAGGAAAATGCGGAAGCATTTGACAACGATCTTATGAAGGAAGAGCACCCAAGTATGCCTATCAATATTGATAGACAAACTCGCACAACCTTTGGTGGTACGAAGAAGTAGTTTTTTAACAATTTCTAAGTTCATCATTTAAAAAAACAAATAAACAATGGAGACAATATAATGGCAAGTAATAAAGATAACGCCTTTGGCATAAGAGCCATCGGAAAAATCGGCCAGAATAGAGATAACCAAGGTTTAAGTGAATACTCAATAGCGGCTTCGGCAACAGCTATCTATTTCCAAGATCCAGTAAAAGCATTAAACACTGGAACTATTGGAGTAGCTGCAGCAGGAGACTCACTATTAGGTGGACTTAACGGGGTTTTCTTTACAGCAACCGACACACAAAAACCGACATTCGCACAACATCTAAATGCAA